GTCGGTACCAATCTGCAGGGCGTTCTGTACATCATAGCTATTCTTGTTTCTCATAGCTTTCCAGAAAGCTTGATTATAGGAATCGGATGCTCGACCCTTTTTCATTTCTCCCGTCGGATTCGCTCCAGGCTGATTAGTAATCGGTAAAGATGTGGGGCGTGAAAGTTCAGCATCGATCGATGCCTGACGCTCCAAACGCTCAATTTCCTTGCCGAGGTTCATAACATCTGTCTCCATTTTTTCATAGGTATCAGTATCTGTGGCTGAAAGCAGCCCGTCTGCACCCCTCTTGCTGTCTAGGAAGGCTTTTGCCCCTTCCCATGCTTTAGCGCGTTTTTCCCTAAGTTCAAGAATTGTGTTCATATAAGTTTTCCTCCTTAATTTTAGTGAGCCAGCAGGCTCAATCTTTTTTCGAGCTGTTCAATAGGTGTTTTGTTTTCAGTCTTAGGTGGGATAAGTTTTGAGAGCAAAGAGTTTGTCACCGCTGAACGTGAAAACATCATGGCTTCTAGCGGCTCCTTCTGTTTCTCCTCATCACCGTCAAACAGGATTTTATCTGCAAAGCCCAGTTCCACTGCCTTCTTGGCATTGAACCAGGACTCAGCATCCATCAGATGTGAAAGCTTGGACCTTGAAAGTCCTGTCTTGATTTCATAGGCGTTCATAATGCTTTCCTTAACTTCGGCGAGCATTTCGCTTGCTTTCTGCATCTCACTGGAATCGCCAATGGCAACGGTCATGGGATTGTGGATCATCATCATGGCCACTGGAGACATCAAAACCTCCGTACCAGCCATCGCTATGACCGAAGCCGCTGAAGCAGCGAGTCCATCAATTTTGACTTTCACATTGCCCTGGTAGTCCATCAGCATGTTGTAGATTTGTGCAGCACTAAAGACATCTCCGCCTGGGGAATTAATCCAAACAGTAATATCCCCGGTGCAGGAATTCAGTTCATCCTTAAATATTTTTGGAGTAACCTCATCGCCGTACCAGGTTTCGTCCGAGATCTCTCCGTTGAGAAACAGGGTCCTTCCGGCTTCATTGCTTACCCAATTCCAAAATTTACGTTTCATATCGTTGTATCACTTCCTTTCTGTTAAGTTTGAGTTGCCGGTAGATTGCTCACCTGTGTTTGCAAAAGCTCCGGCATCCTTGAGCTTTGTCATATTGCCGTTTATGAGATACAAGTCTCCCCCCTCATCTTCAGAAATAGAATTCATATCCTCCATCTCGCGGATGTCGTTGGCAGATAACCAGCCGTTTTGCCTTCCAATCGAGTAGCCATTCATACGGCTTTGGTAATCGCCTCGAAGCAGTCCGTCAACATTAAGCTTTATGAAGTATTCGCTTTTTTCCTTAGGCAGCAGTAGTGACCGCTGCAATGCCTGCTCCCACCGAATCACCCAGGGATCAAGGGTATACTTCACAAATTCAAGCGATTGCTGCTCAATATTGGAAAAGCTAGACTTTTCAAGATCTCCCACCATGTGTGGAGGGATTCTGTACAGCCTTGCAATCTCATTGATCTGGAATTTTCTTGTTTCCAGAAACTGAGCTTCTTCCGGTGGGATACCGATCTGCTGGTATTTCATTCCCTCTTCCAGAACAGCCACCTTGTGGGCGTTATTTGTTCCCCGGTACACTTCATTCCAAGAATCACGGACCTTTTTAGGGTCCTTAAGCACACCGGGATGTTCAAGAACACCACCAGGATTCGCTCCATTAGCAAAGAAACTAGCGCCATACTCCTCACAAGCGAGTGTCATCCCCACAGCATTCTTCGCCATCGCAATCGGCGAATAGCCCACCAGGCCGTCGAATCCAAGCCCTGGTATATGCAAGACATCCTGTTTTCTAAGGACCACCGTTCCGTAGTCCTTGAAGTTTGGATTCTCATCCGAGGTTCGAGCGTAGGTATAAAAAATCTCGCCACTTTTGTCCCTTCCAACATTCACCTTGTTTGGTAAGAGAGGATATAGCCCAAGCACCCTTCCAGCACCGTCACGTATGACCTGTACATATGCATTGCCCCAGATGAGCAAATGGCTCATGAGTGTTTCTCTGAACACAAATGATGTCATTTCACTGTTTGGTTCATCGTGGAGGATGTGATAAAGCGGATGGTCATAGACCCTTTCCTTTCCACCTTCTTTGTAGCGGTAAATATGAAGCGGCAGAGAGGCCAAAGCCTCTGACAAAATCCGCACACATGAATAAACCGCCGTAGTTTGCATGGCGGTAAACTCATTTACACTCTTTCCGCTTGTGGTAGGTCCGAATAAATATGTGTAATTCGAGCCAGTATAATAGTCGCTAGGCTTGTCTCTTGCCTTGAAAATCTTTGAAATAATGGGTATATTCATTGCCTGCACCTCCAAATAAGCTCTTGTTCAATGTTCTTATAAAAAAAGAAGCCCGCGATCGTTGTACACAGACTCCCCTCTATTATCACTACCGCATCGTAATGCGCGATCTAATGCCATGATTGTTGCGACAGCGCCGTCAATTTTTTCAGTACTCTTCTCCTTGTCCGGTTTGATGTTCCCGGCAGGATCGGTTCGAATAAAGATATTGTCCATCATCCACCGGAGAACTGGATGCCCGCCATGAGCCAGCTTTTCTTCCAGTGTCAGTTTCATGAGCTCCTTTGTCGGTGGAGACATGTCTTTAAATCCCTGTCCGAAAGGAACAACTATAAAACCCATGCCTTCAAGGTTCTGAACCATTTGCACAGCTCCCCAGCGGTCAAAGGCAATTTCTCTAATGTTGTATTTCTCTCCGAGTTTCTCAATGAACGCCTCAATAAAACCATAGTGAACAACATTACCATCAGTCGTTTTAAGATACCCTTGTTTTTCCCAAATGTCATAAGGCACATGGTCGCGTCGTACACGCAAGTCAATATTTTCTTCAGGCATCCAGAAGTAAGGAAGAATGATAAACTTGTCGTCCTCTTCTTCGGGTGGGAAAACCAAAACAAATGCCGTAATATCCGTCGTACTCGAAAGGTCGAGCCCGCCATAGCAAACGCGCCCAGCAAGCGAATCGGGATCGGTTGTGAATGAGCACTTATCCCATCTATCCATAGGCATCCATCGGATTGCCTGCTTGACCCATTGATTGAGTCGTAGCTGTCTGAAGCTGTTTTCCTCTGCAGGATTTTGTTTTGCACTCTCACAGGCTGCCCGCACCTTATCAATGCCCACCGTAATACCAAGCGAGGGGTTTGCCTTTTTCCACACCTTCGGGTCGGTCCAGTCATCCGCTTCATCCGCCCCATAAATCACTGGGTAAAATGTCGGATCGTTTTTCCTACCATCAAGAAGATCTTGTGCCTTTTGATGAATCTCATAACAAATGCTGTTTGTATCGTTACCGGCTGTAGTGATAAGAAAATACAGTGGCTGCATTCTTGCGTCACCACTTCCTTTGGTCATAACATCAAAAAGTTTCCGATTAGGCTGTGTATGGAGCTCATCGAATACTACCCCGTGGGTGTTGAATCCATGTTTGTTTGAAACATCTGCAGAAAGCACCTGATAAATGCTCCCGGTTGGTAAATATATTAATCGCTTTTGTGAATCAAGGATTTTCACTCGCTTTGATAGTGCCGGGCATAGTCTCACCATGTCAGCCGCCACATTAAAGACGATGGATGCCTGGTTACGATCCGCAGCGCAGCCGTAAACCTCAGCTCGTTCTTCACCGTCACCGCAGGTAAGAAGAAGTGCCACAGCGGCTGCCAGCTCCGATTTGCCCATCTTTTTAGGTATCTCCACATAAGCTGTATTAAACTGCCGATACCCATTTGATTTGATAGTTCCAAATACATCGCGAATGATTTGCTCCTGCCAATCAATGAGCTCAAATGGTTTTCCTGCCCATGTCCCTTTTGTATGTGATAAGCATTCAATAAATCCGACCGCGTAGTCCGCTGTTGCTTTTTCATAATGGCTATCTTTGCTCATAAATCGGGTCGGTTTGTATTTCTTCAGCTTTCGTATACGCGGTCACCTCCTTCAATTTATGGACGACAAAAGAAGCCCCGGAAGGCTTCTTGTATGTCATTTCTTGTATTTTATAGTTCGACGGTAAGAATAAATTGGCTGTATTTCTCTTTATGTTCCTCAATAAATGTCACAAGTTCGAAGTATCCTCGCTCATAAGCCATCCGCTGAACCATGGGGGTATCGAACATGTTGGTTTCACCGGTCTCTCTTATAACTAAAATCTGTCTTATTATCAGGTCTTTCGGGCTTTCTGTACCGGGATAGTAGGCTGCATACCGGGCGTATTCATAACCCTCACTTTCAACAAGTATGCCTTCATCAGTTCCTCTAGCTTTGACCAGAATACAGTGCCATACCTTATCGGTATCCATGAACATCTTATCAACGCGTTGGGCAATGAAGTCATGGTCATCAAGCAGGCTCTCGGAAAATGCTTTGAACTCTTCTGGTTCAAGCTCTACCACTTCCTCGATAGCAAACTGACTGCCGCTTTCTTTTTCGTAACCCTTTAAGTCATCTATCGTAGTGGCTTTTCTAACAAAATGCGCTTTCACTGTCTTTCCTCCTCATACCAATCTTTAACTATTTCACATAGATCTTGCCATAAGCTTACCCCGAGGCTCGAACCGCAATCCCAGGAAACATGAATAGTTCCGATATCGTCAACTCCTGTTACTGTGCCAGTCTCGCCGGGACTTAGTCTGGTATAGGGATCGTTCATTCGAAGCAGCTCAACTCTCGTTCCCGGTGTGTACTTTGTTTTAAGCTGCAGAAGTCTTTCTGGTGAAATAATGCGCATTTCACTCTGCCTCCCTCTGTTTGGAAGTTCCGCTTTTGAAAGCCGAGCTTCCGGTCAGCTTAGACAGTAGGATTTTGCGCTCCCCTTTATATTCCTGGCCTATAAAACCAAGTCTGAGAAGAAAGCACCGGAAGGCATATTTCTCATTGTCCGTTTCCTTAACCTTTGCAGTCACCCGTTTTTGTTCCTTAGCCAGTTCGCTTAGCGAGCAGATGAAGTGTGAATACGCCTTAATCTCCTCAGGGCTTACCGGGAATGAAAACCAATGGAAGCTGACCTTTTCATCGGTAATTTCAATAGGCAGCGTCTTCAAGCCAAGAGCCTTCTTGATGAGTTCTCCTTTGCTTTCCAGCAAGCGCTTTAGGTTCTCCAAGCTTGTTTCTGTAAATGTGGCCCTTGGCAGTTCGATTACAAGCCCTTCGATTTCATTTGCAGCAGCGGCAGTGGGTTCCTGAATTTCTTCCGAAGGAGCTTTTACTGTTATGCTCCCCGCAACCTCAGCCTCGAAGCCTCGTTCAGCGAGCCTTTCAATGAGCATTTCAACCTCGTTGATGTCGATGTGCTCATCGAAGGAAAGCTCACCGTTTTTGTCTACAACAAAGCCGTCGATGTCGTAAGCGAAGGATGGTGCTCCTTTGTATGCTGGTTTGGTCTCTAGAAGTTCGCCAATCGCATTAACCAACGCCTTACGCTCTGTGCCTGTGCAGTTAAATTTGATTTCCATATGATTAACCACCTTTCTTTTTGGTAGTTACATATATCACTCTAACCCGGTGTAATATCAAGCTAATTCTGTTGTTTTGTAGGCTGAGTTTCTATGTTTTCTGCAAGCTCACCGAAGGATTTCTTGCTTCCCTCAAGCAGGAGAAAAACCTGTTCATCAGAACCAACCTGTTCGATATACCGCTTTACGATGACATCACAAAACTTCTCATCAAGCTCGATGATGTGGCAAATGCGGTCAGTTTGTTCGCAGGCAATAAGGGTTGAACCCGAACCCCCAAAGGGATCGAGAACAATGCAGCCCGTCATGCTTGAATTAGTTATTGGATTTGCAATCAAGGCTATGGGCTTCATCGTCGGGTGCTCACCATTCTTCTTAGGTTTGTCAAATTCCCAAATGGTAGATTGCTTGCGGTCTGAGTACCATATATGTTTGCCCTTTTTCTTCCATCCGAAAAGGACCGGCTCATGCTGCCACTGATATGGAGATCGCCCCAGGACAAGACTCTGTTTCTTCCAGATACATGTGCCTGAGAGATAGAATCCGGCATCAGAGAATGCTTTTCTGAAATTCAAACCTTCAGTGTCGGCATGGAATACATAAATTGAAGCGTCCTGTGCCATGACCTCTTCCATGTTTTTGAATGCATCGAAAAGGAAGGTGTAGAACGCTTCATTGCCCATGTTGTCATTTTTTATTTTTCCGGCTGACCCTTCGTAGTTGACGTTGTAAGGCGGATCTGTAACGACCAGATTTGCTTTCTTACCATCCATCAGGGCTTTATAGGTCTCAGGCTTTGTGCTGTCACCGCAAATCAGCCGGTGGTTTCCCATAAGCCAAACATCGCCTGACTTTGTGAGTGCCGGCTTTTGCAGCTCTGCATCAACATCGAAATCATCTTCTTGGATATCGTCGTCGTTTGTCAGAAGCTTGTTGAGTTCAGCCGGATCAAATCCTAGCAGTTCAACATTAAACTCCATGCCCTGAAGACTTTCAATCTCTAACCTTAAAAGTTCTTCATCCCACCCTGCATCCTCTGCATAACGGTTGTCAGCGATGATATATGCTTTTTTCTGAGCTTCAGTCAAGTAGTCTACAAACACACATGGGACCTCTGAAAACCCTTCTTCCTTGGCGGCAATCAGACGACCATGTCCAGCAATCACACTGTAATCCCGGTCGACAATGATGGGATTGACGAAGCCAAACTCCCTAAGGCTAGATCGAAGCTTGGTGATCTGTGCAGGATAATGAGTCCTTGCGTTATTTATATATGGTACCAGTTCCTGGATAGGTACCAGCTTCATATCACTGGTTGTCTTGCTCAAATCGCATCACCGCCTCTTTAAGTTCCTTATATTTTCTGACATCCTCCCACGGGTATAAGCAGGAAGAAAAATGACCATACACCGCTGTGTCCTTATAACGAGGGAACCGCAAATCAAGCATTTCAATAATCGCTGCCGGACGAAGGCACCAGACTTCCTTGATCGCTTCGCGAATTGTCGCGTCAGAAACTGTTCCTGTGCCAAACGTATCCACTTCGACCGATACTGGATCAGCCTTTCCAATTGCATAGGCAATATTGACTTGGCAACGCTTAGCAAATTCACACCAGACGATATGCTTGGCAATATTCCTGGCCATGTAAGCTGCGGATCGGTCAACCTTTGTAGGGTCTTTCCCACAGAAGGCACCGCCGCCATGGGCTGCAAGTCCCCCATAGGTATCGACCATCAGCTTTCTGCCAGTCAGCCCGGTATCAGCCGAAGGCCCTCCTTCAACAAACCTGCCGGAAGGATTAATAAGGACTTCCGTCTCTTCATCAAAAGGGAAATCCTCAAAGCACTTCCACAGGACGTGTGAATAAATATCCCGGATC